TGGGGCGGGATGTTGTTGACAACGTCGAGCGTCGGGTTGAGCGACCCTGGCAGTCGCGGGACATCCGGGTCGAGGTCTACCAGCCAGACGTTGCCCAGCTCACCTGATCCATCGACTGCGTAGGTGTTCCAGAAGCGGTCATAGGTTTCGGCCAGTTCATCCGCAGCCTCCAGCAGCCAAGGGGCATCCCTGAGACTGGCGTGGGCCAGCTTTGGCAGCGGGGGCGGCAGGAGCCGGTGGCCCTTGAGATGCTCTTCACGCTCTTCTTGCGACCAGCTGGAGGCACGCAGGCGCGGCTGCTGGGCCTGCCGTTCCCTCTGCTTCGCAATGTTCGGAGGGTCAGGGATGTCCCGGTGCGGTGCGTTTCGGGCTGCGGTCTTGGCAGCCATTGCGGCCTTGGCAGCGGCTTCCCTTTCGGCCTGTACCTTCGACACCGGATGGTCGGGGTTGAAAACACCTGGCCGCAGGAACAGGGGGATGCTGTCTTGGGAGATGGCTTGGTCGGGGGTGACCGTGACAGGTTGAGTGGGTGTTACCGTAACACCCGGTTGAGTAGGCTCGGGCTCGGGCTCGGGCTTGGGCTTGGGCTCGGGCTTGGGCTCGGGCTTGGGCTTGGGCTCGCGCGCCTTGGACAGCATGAGCTCGTTGACCGCATCCATACAGTCCCGCAGCGGGACGGTTTGAGTGTTGTGCCGGTCCCGCCACAGGATCAGGGCGACATCTTCTCCGACCAGCTCAATGAGCGAGGCATAAGTCTGGTCCACGAACACCTTGTCGTGGTGACTGGGCTGCCCGTCGGTTTGGACCTGCACAGGGAAGGTTGGGGGCGCTTTGCGGGCGGCCTCGATCTGCTCCAGCTGCTGGGCCTCGAACTTAGAGAGATAGAGCGCCTCAGCCTGCGCCTGCTCCAGGATGGAAGTGTCGATGGGCAGGGTCCGGTAAATGGACCGCTGCGCCCATACAAGGCCCGCCACGCGCTCGTCCTTGTTGCAGCGAGCCAGGACCTCGGCGTAAGTGGCATCCTTGAACACCATGTCTCCCGGGTCCGGTCCCATACCAGGGCGGGGAACACCCAGCAGCGGCTGGACCAAAGCATCCAGACGCCTGCGCGTGGTGGGGTTGTTCAGCAGGTCTTGCACCATCCCGGGCACGAGCCGGGTCAGCTCATCAAGCAGGATCGTCTTGAGCTGCTCGGTCACGGTGAGGGCCAAGGCTTCCTGCGAGGCAGACGGGTCCTTCGATCCGTAGAGAACCCACGAAATCGGGCGCTTGCCGCGTTCCTTGAAGCGCTGGTAGAGCAGGGACCTCGGCACGCCCAGGCGCTCGGCCCACTCAGGCAGGCTCAGAGTGACTCCCTGATAGGTCACTCGAATCGGAGCGCGCCCGTTACGGGTGCTGCGCCCGCCGCAGAGGCAGAGGGGCGCGGTGCCTCTCTTCCACCGGGAGGCAGAGACCGCCTTGGTCCGCTCACAGTACTCGCAAGCGATGGTCCACAGGACCGAACCCGCTGTGGAGCGCTCGGTTGAGGGGCCTACCAGTCGCCAAGTGCCCACCTGTTGGGGCAAATCATCCATAGAAAGCTGTCTAGCCACTTGTCCACTCCATCAGTCACTTAGTGAGTATGTAAGGTAACCTATCTTACACGCTTTGTACAGGTAGATCGGTCTATCTATCTGACACGCAAGTGACAGATAGAGTGGCAGATAGATAGAAGGCAGACAGAGTGACAGATAGATAGACGGCGTGACAGATAGACGTAAGTCCTTGATATGGCTGCGTCTTTTCGGGGTCTGCCTGCTTGCGTGACAGATAGAGGCAGATAGATAGATGGAAAAAGCAGACAGAGTGGCAGATAAAGTGACAGATACAAGTCCTTGATTTTGCTGCATTTTTGGCTATCTGCACCCTTTTTATCTGTCACTTTGTATGTGAGTTTACCTGCCTACTAGTGAAGTTGATAGACTCACGTATATATATATCCCCAGACACACACATCCATACCCTATAAATGAGAATGATTCTCATCTAGAGGCACATTTTCAGGCTTTTAAGGCTTTGTCAAGCCCCTTGACAAAAACCTCAAAATGTGCATCATCGCAAATGTTGCCGGGGGGGGACCCATTTCTAAGAAAATACATCGGTGGGTCTATCTACTTCACTTCCTGTATCGATCATTAAGACATGACAGACAGATAGATAGATAGAGGGCCGAACCTGCCCTAAGTGCTTGAAATCCATAGGAATTTATCTATCTGCCTGCATATTCTGGGCACTGACAGATAGATAGATAGGTGGACAGACCAGGCAGATAGATAGAGCAAACGAGGTGAATCTGTCACGCAGTTTGCCCTCTTCACTGCCACCTTCCCCCTGCGGGCATGACACAGCGCATGCGAAAGTGCTTGACGTATCGCAAAAGTCGCCTTACTCTGGCCCTGCCTTGGGGCCGGAGCCACAAACGTCTCATAGGGGGAGGCAATCAACGGGTCTTGAGGGAGTGCTGATCCCTCTCGATCAAGGCTCACCGCTGCGATCTTGTGCCCCGCAGCAGCGGCAAGCCGTTGAATCCACACAAAAAAGCCCGCTTTCGCGGGCTTTTTGTTGCTTATTAGGAAACAGGCTTTCAACTAGGTGTTACGGTAACACCCGGTTGAGTGTGGCACTAGGCCATCCAGATAGGCAGACCTATCTGGATGGCCCCTGCCCTCGGGCAGGGCCCTGCGCATCCCTACACCAGCACCCAGCGGTACTGGTGCTGCCGGGTTTCCTTCCATGGCCGAGGCTTGCGCGGCTTCGGGCGCTTGTGGAGCCTCCCCCACCCCATGTTCCGGGGGCTGAACGGAGCCCGCATCGGTTCCTCCTCCCCCGGCAGAGCCGGAGCGACCAGTGCGGCCTGCTCGCGGCTCTGTGCCGCTACCTCCGCATCCGTCAGCCACGGGTCAACGGCGGCGGCGCTAAGCTGTGCTTGCATTTTCATGTCTCCTAGGTAAAGCGGGTGTTACCGTAACACCCCGGATTAGCGGCGCAGCTCCGCCTGGAACTCCTCTGCCGCCTGGCAGGAGGAGTGCAGAGAGCGTCCCAGATTGTCATGGACACTCTGCAGCAGAAGCAGAGCCGTCTCGACCTTGCCCTTTTCCAGGGCGCGGTCGATGTCTGCCAACATTTCCAGCTCGCTGCGGAGCCGGCGGCGCAGCGCGCCGACACTGTTATGTACTTCCTGCGGGTGGACAGGCATTTTCATGTCTCCTAAGCATTTTCCATCCGTACGAAACCCGGGATGGGTACGGGCGTGGCAGGGCCATCCGTATGAAAACGCATCCTTACGCATTCATACGGATCGGCCCTGCAGGGCCGATCCTTAGGGTTATGGGCGAGCCTTGGCCGGGGCCCGCCGCAAGAACCGGGCTCCGCGCGCGTTGCGCGGGACCCAGTAGAACTGCGGCAGGTACGGCGCGACTACGACGGCGGTAGAGCAGCTGTCGTAGTCGTCCACCACCTGCCGGGTGAATTTCGGCAGGCGGTCCACCACCTGCCACGGGCGGGTCGCATGGGCGTCGGTCACCCACAGGGTCCCGTTCCTGACCAGGAACGGGACGTCTGCGAAAACCTTCGGCCCGGGCGGCAGGTCGTGCGCCCGGGCCAAGGCCCAGAAGGTCCCACCGGGGACGGGGCCGTCCACCTGCCGCTTGACGTGCGGCGGTAGGTTTAGGTGGCGGACTAGGGTCAAGGGGGCCTCCTGGTTACAGTCCGGCCCAGTCGCGCAAGGCGCGACGGCGGGCGGACGACGGGTAGTACGTCATGTAGTAGGACCTGTAGCGGTCCCACCACATCAGGAAACTGGCCAACGCTGCCGGGAAAGCAACGATGGCGACGACAAGCAGGGCATAGGACGGTTTCATGTCCCCCCCTCTAGAAGCAGAACTCGGCCCACGCCGGCAGGGCGTCATGGGCGTCATGGGCCTGCTCAGGCGGCAGCGCCCCGATCCTGCGAAGCAGGGTCAGGTCGTCTGCATGATTGTCCAATTCCGGTTCTTCTGCCCAGTCTATGGGCAGGTCAAAGGGCATAGCTCTCATGGTTGTCTCCTAGGTAGTGCCGCCTACCGGCGGCGTCATCCACTCAAGCGAGTGTTACCGTAACACCCGCTTTACCAGCGGAGCTTGCAGCTCCGCTTGCGCTTGCGCGCCTGGCCCTTGCTGGGCGCAGGCGCAGGCGCAGATACCGCCGCGCGCGGCGGTATCTGCTGCACGGTTCCCTCCCCCACCGACCGGTAAACGGTCGCGTGGGGGAGGGTTTTGTCGCGCAGCTCGATGGCGCGACACAGGGTTTTGCAGTGGGCGATCACCTTATCGCCCACTGCCAACCAGACGCGCTCACGCCGGTCCTCGGCAATGAGCGCATCTATTCCCTGGTACTCATAACCCTGCCCCTTGTGCAGGGTTACGTGGCCATTGGGTGCGGTTTCTTCGGCCCAGATTCTGGGCCGACCTCGCCGGATGTTTTCCATAATCTCTCCCAAGGTTTGGGCCGGTTGGGCCGTTGGTTTGCCCGGAGTGTTACCGTAACACTCCGGGAAAGTAGGTGTTACAGTAACACCCAGATAACTGAGTGTTACTGTAACATCCGCTGAAAAGCGGGCACGACAAAGCCCCGCCCGGCGAGCCGGGCGGGGCGTGGGCGGTGGATTAGGCGGCCGCGTCGAGTATCGACTGCGGTACCGGCCCGAAGGCCGCGCCCGTCCGGTCGTCGAGTAGGGCGCGGGGGGTGAGTGCGGCGCGGGCGATCGCCCGAGCCTGCTTGATAGTCGAAGCAACCTCAACTTCAACGAGCGCGGCACGGAGTGCGGCGCACTCCGTGCGGAGCGCTTCACACTCCGCCTGCATATCGTTTAGGCGGGCGAGCAGTTCGGGTGCCATATCGGCCGCCGCCTGAGCGCCGGCGGACGTGGCGGGCGGCGTGCCGGCATCGCCCTCGCCCTCGCCCTCGCCCTCGCCCTCGCCCTCGCCCTCGCGGGGAGTCAAAACGTACGCACCCTTGACGCGCGATACTTTCCATTCCGCAAGCCAATGCCCTTTAAGCTTTTTGGCGCGGCTCTGGGCGGTACGGACTGCACCGTATAGTCTCGATTGGGCGGAGTTAATCAGCGCCTTGCCCTTTCCAAGTCGCGCTATAGCGGTATGGGTTAGGTTACAGAATTCAATGAACGTTTCCGCGTCAAGCTCGCGAATCGCATTATTAACTCCGCCTTCGGAGCGCAGCAAATCAGTCGCGGTGTTTTCGGAAAGGGCGATAATGTCTAGCTTTTGGGTGGGCATGGTGGACATGTTAGACTCCAGTAGGTTGTGTTCGACTGTTACAGTAACAGTCAGTAGAACGGCTGTTACATGTAACAGCCAGACAAGCGCCAGAAAAAAGGCGCACGACAACGAACCCCGCGCGGGGTTCAATAGAGCCAAAATGGGGTGGTTCGTTGCCATGCGTGTATTCCACCATCATCCCGATATGGCGTCAACCCCGTGCCATTGAAAAACCCCAGAAAAGTGCTCCCCTGAAGAGAGTTCCCTCAAAAAATTTTTTCCATTTTGAGATTCTCCCCATAACCTTATTATCCTAACGCACCACTTGCGCCTTCCCCAGCTTCCTGCTACAACTCCAGCTGCTTGAATCAGCACCTCAAGCCCATAGCAACAAGCCCCTAGGAGACCCTCAATGCCCGACGCCACCGACGCGCCCGCGACCCCTACCCCTACCCCTACCCCGACCCCGACCCCGGCCAAGCCCCAGGCAAAAACCCGCGACGAGATCAAACAGCTCGCCCGCGAGCAGGCCGAAGCCCGCCTGCAGGCCGAAGCCAACGGCATCCGCCCGACCGACGAACGCCGCGCCGAACTCCAAGTCCTGGCCGAACTCTCCCTGCTGAAGGAACACGGCCTGCTCGAGGAATACCGCCAGTACGGCATCGAGACCGGATTCTTCGTCCCTCGAGGGGAGTGACATGTACGCTTGGCTACAGGGCGCAGCCGCCGGGCTGCGTGCTTGGCTGCGTCAGTCTGTGGAGCGCGAGGAGGTCGACAACCTCGACAACCTCGACAACCTCCCACTGGAGGACCTTGCGGAATCTCCGGCCCCTCGCGTCCCACAACCCGCACCGCAAGCTCCTCAACCCGCCACCCAGCAAGAGCTCCAGGCCGCTGCTGACCGTCTCAGGCAGGCCCTCAAGCTCTTCAAGGCCGAGGAATGGCACGAGCACCTCCTGCCGGCCATGCTGTTCTACGAGATCAACACCCCGAGGCGCGAAGCCGCCTTCCTGGCCCAGCTCGCGCACGAGTCCGGGCGCTTCCGCTATGTCAGGGAAATCTGGGGCCCCACCCCCGCTCAGCAGCGCTACGAAGGCCGTGCCGACCTAGGCAATACCGAGCCGGGCGACGGTTCCCGCTACCGGGGCCGAGGCCTGATCCAGACCACCGGCCGGCAGAACTACCGGCTGCTGACCCAGCGCCTGCGCAAGCACCAGCCCCACGCCCCCGACTTCGAGGCCGATCCCGCTGCCCTCGAGGAACCCCAGTGGGCAGCTTGGTCGGCGGCGGACTTCTGGGACCGGCGCAGGCTGAACGTCCTGGCCGACAGCGATGACTTCACCTCCCTGACTCGGCGCATCAATGGCGGCGTCAACGGCTTGGCCGAGCGGCGTCGGTATTGGCTGCAGCTGCTGCAATTCTTCGAGGACTGAAATTGAACTCGCTGCTTTTCGAGGTCTCCCGAAACAGGAGACGGCAACTCTTCGAGGATTGAAATTGAACTCGCTGCTTTTCGAGGTCTCCCGAAACAGGAGACGGCAACTCTTCGAGGACTACCCATGACCGAGACCCCTGCGAAGCCCAAGCGCGTCAGGCGCAAACCGCTGCCGGAGAGCCCGGCCGACTACGTCACCCAGGTCCCTGCGCCTGCCGAGCTGACCCTGCTCGACCGCTTCGGCGTGGCCCTGGGCGAACCCTCCACTTGGCGCGGCGCAGCCATGATCCTGTCCTCCTTCGGGGTCGTGATCTCGCCCGAGCACCTCAACGTCATCATCGCCGGAGGCATGTTTGCCTCAGGCCTGATCGGCGTGTTCTTCAAGTCGCAGCACTGACTTGACTGCTCCCTGCCCTAAAAGGGCAGGGATTCCTAATTCATCGAGTCCAACCACTTACACTTACATGCAAGTAGGATTTACAGACTCTCCAAAGGCTGACACCGCTAGTCCAGCGGCCAATATGTTACGCGCTGCGTTGATGTCTCGGTCGTGGGCTGTGCCGCATTCTGGGCAAGTCCATTCCCGGACACTCAATGGCAGCGCAGGCATGGTGTACCCACAGCAGGAGCAACGCTTACTGCTTGGGTACCAGCGGTCGATACCTATTAAGGTTCGACCGTACCATTGCGCTTTGTACTCTAGCTGTCTTACGAACTCTGACCAGCTTGCATCACTGATCGATTTAGCTAGGCGGTGGTTTTTCTGCATGTTTTGGACTGCCAGCGACTCTATGGCGATCACTTGGTTCTCGTTTATCAACCGAGTAGAGAGCTTATGTAGGAAGTCCTTTCTCGTATCCGAGATACGAGCATGCACACGGGCAACTCGCAGCTTTGCTTTCTTGCGATTAGCAGAGCCGCGTTGTTTCTTGGCCAACGCACGTTGTGCCTTAGCCAGCTTCTTTTCATTCGTTGCGAATGCTTTGGGGCTGGCGATTTTTTCGCCAGTAGAGAGGATAGCAAAGTGAGTAAGTCCGAGATCGATTCCAATTTTGGAATCTACCACAGGCTTTGCGACGACTTCATCAGTCGTCAACATCGATGCGAAGTAACGCCCTGCAGCGTCCTTGCTGATTGTAAGGGTGCTTATCCTAGCCCCTTTAGGGATAGGTCGGCTCAAACGAATGGGCAAATTCCCTATCTTGGCAATACGCAGGGTCTTACCGTCCCAGTTGAATCCGCTCGTAGTGTACTCAGCGGATTGTCTACCGTCCTTTTTCTTAAAGGACGGATAGCGCGCTCGTTTTGCGAAGAAGTTGTTAAACGAGGACTGAAGATGGCGCAGAGATTGCTGCACAGGAATGCTACTGACATCATTCAACCACGCGCATTCTTGCGTCTTTTTGAGCGCCGTAAGCATGGCAGAGGTCTGGTGATAGCCAATACGCTCCTGTCGTTCGTACCACGCATCCGTGCGCAGGCGCAGGAAGTGGTTATACACAAACCGCACACACCCAAACGTCTGAGAAAGCTGCTGCGCTTGCTCTTCGGTTGGGTAAACCCGGAATCGGTAGGCTCGTTTCACTTCCATGGCGGGATTTTACACCCTGCCTTGGCGGCATGCAAGCCCGATTTCAACCATTCCCCCGTCCTGAAGGGCGGGGTTTCCAGGAGAATCTGATGGCCGTCACGCGCGTTTACACCCTGCGCGACTACATCGAGCGCTACGGACTCGATGTCGAGGAGCTGGCCGTCGAGGTGACGCAGCGCCTGCATCAGGTCTCGCCCCAGCGGCGCGAAGCCCTCCGGCAGGCGCTGGCCTCCGACCCGCGCCTGCCCCCGCCGCAGGGCGAGACCACCAACTTTGCCGACTTGGTCGTGGAGGCCAGCAAGAACCTGCAGCTGGCGCAGAAACTGCGCGAGGCGGTCATGGACTCCACCGGGCGCATCACCGCTTCGGTGAGCGAGGTGCAGCGCGCCCTGGCGGCTGCGGATCGGGCCCTGGATACGGCAGCCAAGCGCTGGCAGGACCTGTACAACACCTCCACCGCCATTGCCCTGGAGGAGGCGGTCAAGAGCACCATCCAGACCCTCAGTGACGAGGCCTATGCCCAGTTCATGGAGGACCTGGAGCTGCGCCTTTCCCAGGTGCGGTGATGGACGAGCGCCCCGGCGACGAGAACGTCCTGGAGGGGCCCGAGGAGGTTATTCCTGCCGACGGGCCCCGGCCTCTCCGGATCAGCAACCCCACGGCGGTCGCCTTCTTCGAGCGCCTGCGCGATGCCCGCGAGTCGACCAAGGGCTCGTCCCACCGGCTGGCGCAGTTCCTGCTCACCAAGACCTTCCTGCACGGGCAGCGCTACTCCTTCAAAGGCCATGAGTACCAGCAAGCCATCGCGGACTGTGATGCGTCGGTGGTATCGACCATCAAGCCTTCCCAGGTTGGACTATCGGAACTCTCCGCGCGTCTCTGTCTGGCCACCCTGGCCACGGCACCGGGCGTGGTGGCGCTCTATACCGGCCCCTCGCTGCAGTGGGTCCAAACCTTCGTCAAGTCCCGGGTCGACGCCGTTATCTACGAGAGCCCGACCCTGCGTGAGGCGCTGCGCCCCGGCTCCGACTCCTCCCGACTGAAGATCATCGGCACCTCGCAGCTGCACACGGCGGGCTTGTACGGGGGCAATCCGGTCATCTCCATCCCGGTCGACACCCTGTTCATTGACGAGCTCGACTTTTGCTCCGAGGAGTCGATCCGCACGGCGGAATCGCGCCTCTCGCACTCGCGCTTCGTGGACCCGGAGACCGGGGTGCGCGGGCTGCGCCGCGTCTTCTCGACCCCGACCTCGGAAGAGGTGGGGATTTCGGCGTGGTACGACCGCAGCGACAAGCGCAAGCGGCTTTGTCGCTGCTACCACTGCACGGAGTGGTTCTGGCCGGGGGAGATCGACCTGATTCACGTCAAGGGCGTGGACCGGGCCTTCTCCGAGCTGACCTCAGCCGATGTTGTCGCGCTGGAGAAGCGCGGGCTGGTGGACGAGGCGCGCCTGCGCTGCCCGAAGTGCAAGACCGCGATCCTGACCAAGCACTTGCAGCCCCAGTACCGCGAGTGGGTGGCCGAGCGGCCCGAGATCAAGGGGCATGCCGGCTTCTGGGTCGACGTCTTCTCGGTCCCGGACTACCACACGCCGGCCAGTATCCTGCGCAAGCTGGTGCTGTACGGGCACGACGTGGCCAACTTCCGCAACTTCACGCTGGGGCACCCCTACTCGGATGCCTCCAATTCAGTGTTGGCGGGGCTGGTCGAGACCCACAGCATCGTCACGCCGGTGCCGCCGGACGTGGCGGTCACCATGAACGTGCGCGGCTGCTATCTGGGGCTCGATGTTGGCAAGACCAGCCATGTGGTGATTGCCAAGGTGGTGGGTGAGCAGCGGCATATCCTGTGGATGGAGCAGATCAAGCTGAATAGTGCGGATGGACAGGACCTTGTAGACCGGGTTTTGTACCTCTGCAAGGCTTATCACGTCTGTTTTGGCGGTATGGATGCCTATCCGTATAGTGATTCCTGCCACAAGATATTGAACAGTTGGCCGGCATTAAGGGCTGTATCGTTCACTTTGAGGGACAAAACACTGCCGCTTTTCCTCACAAAAGAGAAGGAAATCTCGGCAAATCGCACAAAATTGCTCGATTTGACGGTCAAAAAGGTCAATTCTGGGGTGTATCGGTACCCAAGTATGGCCGAAACGGCTGTTTTTTCCGAACATTTGCGTGCAGTACGCAAAATTAAGCGCGAAAAAGAGTCTGGCGACGTGGTTGACGAGTGGGTATCGTCAAAAGCTGACCATTACATGTTCGCATTGGCTTATTTGACCCTCTCGATGGAGGTCATTGAGGAGCAATTCGTGCAAAGTTTCGCTGCGCCGGCCACGATTCGGCAGGCCATACCCGGGAAGGCCTGGAAACCTCGTATTGCTGCCTAAAACCTCGTAACATATAGGCCAATTGCGGCGGCCAGCACCCGCCGCGCCAGCCCTAGGAGACCCGCGTGGCTCGACCTCGAAATAACCCCAACAGCGTCGTCCTGCCCAAGCGCTCGGTCGTGGGCGTGCAGACGACCGATGCGTCCACCGGCAAGGGCCGGGACGCCAGCATCCCCGATAGCAATATCGCGGTCCTCAACAAGAGCGTGGCGGATGTCCGCCTGCAGCCCAGTGCGTCTGCGGCGCTACGCCTGCTGGCCCGGGTCTCGGGCGACACCGGCATGGCGCTGGCCAGTCAGGTGCGCTTGGCCAATACGCCGCTGCAAGTGCGCGTGTACGACGACCAGCACCAACTCTCCGAGGAAGGGAGCTTGCTTTACAAGAGCTTGCTCAACCGCCTCGAGTACTCCGTCGACTACACCCAGGGCTATGACGAGCGCCTGGGCCTGAAAGGCTTGGTCGACACCCTGCTCTACGAGGTGTTGTACACCGGGGCCTGCGCCCTTGAGCTAGTGCTCGACAAGGCCCGCCTGCCTTACAAGCTGCAGCCGGTGGCTCCTTCCAGCGTGCGCTGGAAGACCGGGACCACAGCGACCGGGCCGAACAATACCAAGATCGTGCCCTACCAGCAGAGCCAGGGCGAGACCATCGAGCTCGACATCCCCACCTTCTTCTATCAGGCGCTCGACGCCAACCCGCAGACGATCTACCCGACCTCGCCGCTGGAGCCGGCGCTCAACGCGGCGATCTTCCAGGCCGAGACCCTTGAGGACATCCGGCGGGTGGTGAAGCGCTCCGGCCACAGCCGACTGGTGATGAAAATCATCACCGAGCAGTTGATGAAGGTCGCGCCGCTCGAGGTCCGTAACGACCCGACCGAACTCAGCAAGTGGGTCGAACAGGTGCGCAACGACTTGGCGCAGGAGGTCGAGGCGCTCGACCCGCAGTCGGCGCTGATCGTGTTCGACACCATCGAGGCCAACTACCTCAACTCCGAGATCGGCGCATCGGCTGACTATAAGCCCTTGATTGAGATCGTGGACGGCACGACCGCCACTGCGCTGCGGACCCCGCCCTCGGTGCTGGGCAAGCGCTTTGCCGGCGGCAGCCAGAACATCAGCAGCACCGAGTCGCTGCTGTTCATCAAGCAGGTGGAAGGTCTGCGCACACCGGTGCAGGCGGTGCTGGCCCGGGCGCTGACCCTGGCGATGCGCCTGTTCGGCTTTGCCGGGTACGTGCAGCTGGGCTTTGCCCCTATCGACCTGCGGCCCGAGACCGAGCTGGAAGCCTTCAAGACCATGCACCAGACGCGGGTGTTGGAGCTGCTCTCCTACGGCTTCCTGACCGACCAGGAAGCGGCCGAGTGGCTGGGCACCGGCATGCGCGCACCCGATGCGCCGCCTTTGTCCGGGACCATGTTCCTCAACAAGGGCGGACAGGTCGACCCGCTGGGCATGGATACCCAGTCCTCGACCACGGGCGATCCCGGCGCTCGCGGCTTGACCGGCAACGCGCCCAAGCGGGCAGGAGGGGCGTCTCAGTGAGTCTGACTGACGACTCCGCCGCCCCTCCACCTTACACCGGGCCTGACCGGCGTGGCCGGTCGTCCGAACCTTACTCTGGGCCCGAGCGCCGTCGCGACCCGGATGCACACCAGATTTTCGAGCGCTTGCGCTACGAGCTGGACGCTCAGGAAGAGCGGCTGATGCGCCGCCTTGATCAGGTCGAGCGCAACCAGGACAAGGTCGAGCGCAAGATCGACCGCTGGGAGACCGGCGGGGCGGTGATCCGCTGGGCGGTGGTGGCCTTTGGCGGGATCGCGGCAGCAGCTGCGAGCATTTTTGATTGGGTCAAGGAGCACGTAAAGTGATCAAAACGGCCTGTAAGGTTTGCTTGTATATCCGGGACGCCATACTTCATCACAAGCTACTGACGGCGTGGGCCTTATTTTGTAGCTTAATTCTGTTCGCCAGTTTGTTCGTAACTGTAGATGCTACTGTGTATCGAGGCCGGGTGATCTTAAACGATGTCATCGGCAAAAACTGGCTGAATTGTAGCTCGGGTTATGTGCCTTCTCGTGTACTTGCCGAGGTAGGGTTCGAGAAAACTGAACCACCCCCGCAGTAAACCCCTTGCGGGAGGTTTCAAACGCCGCTAAACTGTTGAAACATGAAGCACCCATACACCCTTTGGCTGGGCTCACCGGCGTCGTTCTCGGCTTATGCCGAGCTCGAACGGCAGATGGCGGAGCACAACGTGAAAGCCCGACTCAACGCTTGGGGCACTGCCTCTGCCTCTGCGCCTGAGTCCGAGCCTGCGCCTTTCCAATTGCACGGGAACGTGGCGCTGGTCGACATCAAGGGTCCGCTGAAATCGAATGCTGGACCCTATGATGCGTACTTCGGCTTGACCTCCTATCCGGTGATTCGCAATTCCCTGGTCGCGGCGGCTTCGCACCCGGACGTGAAGGAAATTGTGATCGACATCGATAGCCCGGGCGGTTCCGCTTCCGGGGTAGCCGAGTTGGGCGAACTGATTCGGCGCATCGACACGGCTGTGCCGGTCACGGCCTATGCCAGTGGCACCGCCGCATCGGCTGCGCTCTGGCTGGGCTCTTCGGCTTCGCGGCTGTATGCCAGCGAGACCTCGATGGTCGGTTCCCTGGGCGTCATCGCCACCGTGATGGATGTCACCGGCATGCTCGAGCAGGAAGGGGTCAAGGCGACCGTGCTCCGCGCAGGCGACAAGAAGGCGCTGGGCGGGCCGTACGAGCCGCTGACCGAGGTCGGCAAAGCCGAAATCCAGGGCCAGCTGGACTACCTGCACGGGCTGTTCATCGACACCATCGCCGCCAACCGGGGCCTGGGCGTCGAGTATGTGCGTCAGCGCATTGCTGACGGTTCTGAGTTCATCGGCGAACAGGCCCGCGACGTGGGTCTGGTCGACGGCATCACCACCCTGGACGCCCTGGTAGGCGGCTTGCAAGCCAAGTACGAGGCCCAGACTCCACCGCAACGTAAGGACCTTGCCATGGCTAAACGAAAGCTCCTGAGCGAACGCCAGATCGCGCTGATCTCCGAGGGCGTTGACCCTGCTACCGCCCTCGAGGTCGTGCCCGGCCTGGAGGCTGAACCCGAAACCCCTGCCGTACCGGAGACCCCGGAGGCTCCCGCTGAGGCAAACCCTCCGGCTGCCGAGGCTGCCGAGGCTGCGAGCGCTGCAACCCCCGCTGCCGCCACTACCGCAGCTGAGCCGTCCCTGGTCAGCTTCCTGCAGCAGCAGCTCGCCAGCGCCCAGGAGCGTGTCACTCAGTTGACCCTGGAGGTTGCCCAGGCCGAGCGCGAACTGAGCGGCTACCGCGCTCACGATGCGGCGCTGCGGGGCATTGTCGCCTCCAGTGTGCAGCGGATGCAGATCGGTCTGGGCGGTATCCCGACCGACCTCAGCAAGCTCTCCACCGAGGCGCTGCTGTCCCAGCACGCGCAGGTGGCGGAAGCCTTTGCCAAGGCCTACCCGGTCGGCGGCAAGGCTGTCGGCGCTTCGACCGAACCGGAAGAAGCCCCTTCTCCTGATCCCCTGGCGCGGGCGCGTCTGCGGGCCGTTAAAACCAAGTAGGGCTTACCCATGACTGCATTTGCTTTTCAAGAGACGGTACCGGCCCCCACCATGCTCACCAGCGCATTGGGGACCGGCGGCGCAAACATTTGGACCGACAAGGAGCTCGGCAAGGCCGTGAAGCTGTCGACCGCAGCCGACAGCACCATGGTGCTGTGCGCAGGCGGTGACGAAATCTTCGGCTTCGTCGGCGCGATTGCCATGGGCACGGTCAACAACGGGTTCTCCCATGGCTCGGTGCAGATCGAGGGCTGGAAGGAAGCCGTGGTCGGTGCCAACCAGGGCGCGACCGCCATGGCCGTGGGCGACAGCGTGGTCGCCGATACCCAGACCGCCTTTGGTACGGCGGGTCTGCCTGCCGTGAAGACCAGTGCCACTGCCAAGCGGGGCTGGATCGTCATGCGCATTCTGAGCGGTACCGGCGTGGCCGGCGACCGTGTGTTGCTGTTCCGCGAGTAAGGAGTTCTTACCATGCCTAGCTTCATTGATTCCAAAGGCCAGCGGCAGTCGTTCGAGCCCAAGCTCGAGCACTACGCTGAGGCCTTCGGCCAGGGCCTTACCCTGCGCCAGTACTACACCCAGAAACTGGACACTGACGAGGAGAAGTACGGCTCCGCGTTTGATCAGGTGCTGGCCTCCTCGGGCCTGTTCCTCAAGCCCGACAAGCAGACCGGCATTCGTCCGCCGACCGTGGCTTCGCTGCTGGGCAATGGCGGCGGTGCCGACATCGGCATGGCCCTGACCCGCCCGGACGGCACCAACGCCCTCACTCTGACCGGCCGACTGATGTTCCCGGCCGTCGTGATGGAGCTGGCTGACCAGTTCCTGATGAACGACGACAGCAGCTTCAACGCCCTGTTCGAGAGCATGGTCGCGGTCACCCAGACCATTGACTCGCCGCATGCCTTCCAGCCGCTCATCAACGTGACTGGACCGCAGGCATCGCGCTCGCAGCCGATCTCTCAGCTGGCCGAGCCGGTCAACATGGCGACCATCTCGCTCAGCGAGAAGAGCTTCAAGCTGCCGACTTGGTCCATTGGTCTTGAGATCAGCGACGAGGCCGCGCGTGCCACCACCCTCGACCTCGTCGGCATCGCGATCCGCGAGCAGGCGCTGGGTGAAAAGTCCGCGCGCATCAACGAGGCGATCAAGGCGCTGGTGGATGGCGACACCGACCTGGGTATTTCCGCGATCTCGGGTGTGAATGCGTCGACCTTCGACAGCACTGTCACCTCCGGCACCATGACCAACAAGGCATGGATCAAGATACTGCGCGAAAGGTGGCGTAAGCAGACCTACTCGCACATTATCTGCGACGTGGATTCTTACCTCGCGATTGAGGGCCGTACCGGTCGTCCGACCGTTAACGAGAACGATGGCACTGGCCGTCTGACCTCGCTTCCGTCTGCAATCAACCCGAACTTCCCCACCACTCTGAGTTGCTTCCTGCTGGATAGCAGCTCGATTCTGGGTGCCAACACCATCGTGCTGATTGACCGCAGCAAGGCTATCCGCAAGGTTGTATATACCGGAGCGTCTTACCAGGCCGTGGAAAACTACGTGATGCGGCGTAGCACTGCGTTTCGATTCGACTTCTCGGAGGGCTACTTCCGGTTGTTCGACCGGACCCAGGCAGGTACTGCCGGTGACGTAGACGGCTGGAGAAAGGTAGTGCTTGCATAACAAGCACTTACGCTAAAAGGCCGGCTCCGGCCGGCCGCACGGAAAGCCCGCTTCGGCGGGTTTTCTTTTGCCTAGCACTTACACTTACACTTACTCTCATGCTATTATAGACACGGGTTCAGCACCCACCCGCAACCTAGGAGAAACGCCATGTCCCGCCGCCTTACGAGCGAAGAGTTCGCAGAGAGGAGCCGTACTGTCCACGGCCCTGTTTATGACTACTCACAAGTCAAGTACCAGACCAGCCACACAAAGGTCTACATAATCTGTCCAGTCCACGGCCCGTTCCTTCAGAAGCCCAACGCCCACTTGAACGGGCAAGGGTGCCCTGACTGCGGTAACATTAAGCGTGGTTTAGGCTCTAAAGATGATTTTGAAAGTTTTGTCAAGAAGGCAAGAGAGAGGCACGGGGACAAATACGATTACAGCCTGGTCCGTTACGTAGATTCCCAGACGTTCGTAGATATTGTATGCCCTGCACATGGGGTGTTTAGCCAAAGACCTGCTGCTCATCTATTTAAGCACGCTTGCCCTTTGTGTAGCCGAAAGGCACGAGATGACAAGCGCCGACTAGGCGTTGAAGGGTTCATTGCAAAAGCTCGAGAAGTCCACGGCGACCGCTTTGACTACTCTCAGGTCACTGAAGTAACTAACAACAAGCAGAAAGTTGTAATAATTTGCCCAGCCCATGGTCCGTTCAAGCAAAGCTTTAATTCACACCTTAACCACAGCTGCCAGGGAGGGTGCCCAGGGTGTAAAAAGGACACTATTTCTAAGGCATTGTCTCTTACTCACGACGAGTTTATTAAGCGAGCCATAGAGCGACACGGCGATAGGTACTCGTACCCTGCCGCCGGGTATGTGAGCAGCAAGATAAAAGTAACTATATTTTGCAAAGTTCACGGACCTTTTGAGCAAGCTCCTGAAGCACACATGCTTGGGCAGGGCTGCCCTAAATGCGCTAAATCTAATTTAGAAAATAAGTTTGCCGAATTTTTAGACACATTGGGTGTCGAGTATGTGCGGGGGGACAAGAAGGTACTGGACGGTAAGGAGCTCGATTTCTTGTTTCCAGGTAAGGGCCTGGCTATAGAGCTGAACGGCAATTACTGGCACTCTTCTGCTATGCTTCGGTGGAAGGGTGCAAGCTGGGTACGCAACCACCAAAAAAACAAGACCGTCCTCTGCGAGGAGAAAGGCGTCCGTCTCCTGCATTATTATGAAGCTGATCTGCGTCACTCTCTGGAAATCGTTCACGACCAGGTTCGCATGGTTCTTGGCCTCGGTACTCGCCGGACTTACGCTCGCCAAACCTCACTGCAACAACTGGAGTGGGCGCAAGCAAGAGCATTTCTTAATCAATATCACTTGCAGGGTGCCGGCAGGCCAGGAACAGCTTACGGGCTTTTTAGTGAAGAGGGTTTAGTGGCAATAATGGTGTTCTCTACGGTGACTTCAAACAGAGTAGCACAAATCGTAGATAACGTAGTTGAGCTGACTCGGTTCTGTAGCAGTGGACAGGTTGTAGGCGGAGCTTCAAAATTGTTGTCTGCGTTTCGGGCCAAACACCCAGAGGTAGATGTTATTATCAGCTACTCAGATAATCGGTGGGCTACCGGGGCTATGTACCGAGCTTTGGGGTTTAAGTTCGTACACACTACGCCTCCTGATTACGCCTATATAAGCACCAACGTGCACGGAGAGTTGTTGCACAAGTCCCATTTCCGTCGCTCCATGCTTGCTAAGAAGTACCCCGATCAATTCGACCCAGCGCTGTCTGAGCGGGAGAATTGCCACAAGCTGGGCTTCTACCAGATATACAACTGCGGCCTGACTAAGTGGGAGCTCCGCCTCTAAGGCCCCCAGCCACTAGCCCCAACCGACAAAAGCCCGCCCCGTGCGGGCTTTTCTTTGTCCGATAAGGTCCAATAGACCTAAAGTCTTTGCCAAATACGGGACTCCAGGCGCATAATATACCTGCCGCGTATAGGTCACACACTAGACGCGCCACTACACCTAGACTTGAGCAGGAGTTTCCATGGCTAATCCCACCGCCCGCTTTATCTCCATGACCAGTGAGCAGCTCGCACAATTGCTGGAAGTGCCTCATGTGCCACTGCTGGAGACCATCAAATCACTGGCGAGCTCCGGTGTCATTGATCCCACAAGTGCAGTACCCACCGGCACTCGGAATAACCCTCAGACCCGCTCCTGCCGCTTTACCGGCGAGCCGGGTAAACGCGCAGCCATGCTTGTGGTGGCTGCCCAGGCTCCAGAGCGCATGCCCCAATTCCTCGCTGCCTGGCAGGACCTGGAAGAGCAGGCCCTGGCCCGCGCCCAGGAAGAGCAGGCCCGGGCTCGCGCCCAGGAAGCGGGCCATGACGAGGATGACTTCTTCGAGACCTGCTGCACGGTCGCTGACATGGTGGCGAAGCGGCTGAGCGTGGACAACGGCGTAGCCCTGCTGGCTGTGTGCTCTGCGGTTGACACCTGCTACGGCACCTCTTTCTGGGATGCAGTACGGGGGATGATGCAGGTGCTGCCCGAGGCCGAGCCTGATCTGGAAGCCGTGAGCGCACCGCAGCCGGCACCCGAGCCGCTGCGTCCCCTGGACGCGCCTGAGCCGGTCCCGCCCTCGCTGCGCCCGCTGGACCTGTCTGTGCCGATTCCGCCCGAGGAGGCGCACCTGTGGCTGACAGTGGGCGACATAGCCCATCGGATGCTCTCTACGAGGCAGAAGATCAATGCCCAGCTCCAGCGCGCCGTGCTGCAGTATCGGGATCGGGACGGCTGGCACCCTACGCGCGAGGCTGAAGGGCTGTGCCGTCCGTACCTGGAGAAGAAGAGCAACGGGAAGGAGGTGGTGAGCCTGCGCTGGCGGGTAGAAATTCTCGACCGCCTCGTACCTGAGCAATCGGAGGTAGTGCCGATTGAGCGCTTACTGAAGCACCACAAAATCGCCATTACTGGGCGGTATTTTTACAAGCTCGCACAGACTGCGAATCTTTTGAGGTCTGAAACGGAGGAGACTCCCGAGCACAAAAAGGTCAGCTACAAAGTGTTAGTCGACCCTCAATGGGGCAAAAATGTGCCTGACTCGAAAACCGAAAGGTCGACGCAACCGCTTTGGTATCCCGAGCGCTTCTTCGACCTGCTCGATTACCTCGGCATCACCGCCAAGGCCGCTTGACCCAGGCCCCGGCCCCGCTATAAAATTTCGGCTCTTGCTGACTGCTTGCTCATTTCTTGGGTTGGGTATACCTCGCTGTACCTCTTTGGCCCGCCGTGCTCCTCCGGCGGGCTTTCTTTTGCCCGCGATTCGGCGCTAGAATACCCAGCAGTGCTCACCTCTCTCCAGCGCTTAAAGCCCGCCTCGCGCGGGCTTCTTTTTGCCTGGAGTAAACGCATGCGGTAACGCATGACAAAAAGCAAAAGTACGCCAAACCCTTAAATCCGGCGTAAACTAAACGGGCCGACAACGGAGGTGGTTCTCCGAAGCGGCCCTAACCAATCTGATAGTAGGAGTATCATTATGGCTATGTCCATTGTACCGCATTCGATTGCCTTAGAGGGCGTCAACGTCCGTCAGGACGACCACGGTCGCTTCTGCCTTACCGACCTGCACAAGGCCTCTGGAGGCGCGAAGAAAGACCAGCCCAGTGACTGGTTGCAGCTTGAAGCCACGCAGCGGCTGATAGCAGCCCTGGACGAGGAAGTCAAGATTCCGGGAAATACCGGAATCCAATCAAAACAAGGACTTGGCACCTTTGCCTGCCTGGAGCTGGTCTACGACTACGCTGCCTGGATCAGCCCGGAGTTCAAGCTGAAGGTCTACCGGACGTTCCATGCAACCTGGAGGCAGGAAGCGCCTGCACCGTTACGATTGACGGAGGCAAAGCGGAAGGCTGAGCTGCTTGACAAGATCGCGGTGCTGTCCACTGAGCCAAGCGAGTCTCTCACAATTACGGAAGCAGCAAAGCTGCTAGACATTAAACCTAAAAACTTATTTGCAAAACTGTCGGCATGTAAATGGCTGTACAAAAGAGCTAGAAATAGCCGGTGGCTAGCTACTGGTGCCGCTCTAAACGCTGGGTGGCTCACCTACAAATATACAGTCTATTTGGATCAGGACGAAATGGTCGAGCGGTTGTCTCCCCAGGCACGCATAACGCCGCGCGGGCTGGTCAAGGCGGGGCTGCTCATTTAGCCTGCCGCACGCTCTCTCCAGCGCTTAAAGCCCGCCTCGCGCGGGCTTCTTTTTGCCTGGAGTAAACGCATGCGATAACGCATGACGAAAAGCAAAAGTGCGCCAGCGCAGTGTTTTCGCGGTACACTGGGCGGAGGTCCACTCTCAGGAATACGCGCATGGCTGCCGAAAAACCACTGCTTAGACCCCGTCCGACCCCCGAGCCGTTGCAGGTCATTGCCTTGCAGGGCGATTTGGTCGAGCCTTTTGACTTAACCCGCTTCCCCCACAATCGTCCCGTCAAGGTGGCTGAGATCAGCCCTTGGCTGCAGATGCAGATCGATGCAGGGCTGATGAGGGTCGCTTGAGGCTCCATCGGGATTCAGAATATGCCTGCATGGCTGCTGCAGGCTGCTTAGCTGCGGCGGCGGTGTTGATTGTCCTCTGCGTACTAGGCTGGCTTTCCGAATATGGATTTTCCGATTGATCCCGTTCTAGGCCAGGAGCACTTTGCTGCGAACCAAAGCTGGACCTGGGACGGGACCGTTTGGGTTGTCAATAACTCTCGCGACACTCGCGCCCTGCACGGGTACCCTATCGAGCTGTTAGCACCACAGCCAGGTGATGTTTTGCGCTTTGATGGGGCTCGCTGGGTGAATGTCCCAGATTCTGGGACTTTGCAGACGATCCCTGTACAGATCACAAGTGTGCAGACCAATGATTTGTTGCGTTACAACGGCAGCAAGTGGGTAAATGTCCGACAAACTGTCGTTGTTGACGGCGGAAACTTTTAACTCAATAGGTAATTGCAATGGCTGACACACTTCGTATTAAACGGCGCGCTGCTGGGGGGGCTGTAGGGGCTCCTACTTCCTTGGCCAACGCTGAGCTGGCGTTCAATGAGGCGGACAATACGCTTTATTACGGGTGGGGCACCGGCGGTGCTGGTGGTACGGCGACTACGGCAATGCCTATTGCCGGCCCTGGCTATATTTCCAGGATCAAGTCTCGCCTAGACATCAAGCGCCCTTGCCGGGTAACTTCAGGCACTACTTCTGTCAGTTATGCTGTTACAGGTGTCGAGCCAGAAGTCAGCCTAACACTTCCGCTGGTCATTGATGGTGTCACTCTTGCAGTGGGTAACCGCGTACTTGTGGCCAATCACACCAATGCAACTAAAAACGGCATTTGGCGGGTCTCGTCAGTTGGCGGAGTAGACGCACTCGCTTACCGTGCATCTGATTTCAATACGGTTGATGACTCCATTGTTACACCGGCTGGTACCACTATCGCTAATGACGATTTGGTAACTACAGGTACTGCAGCAAATACTACGCAGGGCGATGTTCGTCCCGGGTGTCTGATTCCGGTCACTGAAGGTACGACTAACGCTGAATCCATTTGGATTCTCACTACAGATACCAGTCCCATTAACATCGGGGCAACGGGTCTGGCTTTTGCTCGCATTGCCAAAGCTGATCCTGACTTGGACAGCATTGCAGGGCAAAGCGGTACCGGCTTCGCTGTCAGGACTGCAGACAATACTTGGGCGCTTAAGACCTTTTCTAGTCCCAATGATACCATCACTGTAGGAAATGGTGGCGGTACGGGTGCAGGCAACGTCACGTTAGATCTGAAGTCGGGGCTCACTGTTAACCCTACGGCTGCATCTTCGGCAAGTGCGTTGGTTATTTCTGTCAGCAGTGACACATATGGCCGACTTTCGGGCGTTGGTACTTGTAATGTATCTAACATAACATTAAACCAGTTTGGCGCTCCAACTGCCGATGTCTCAATGGGAGGGAAAAATTTAACCAATCTGCCTTACCCAGTCGATATAACAGAGGCCAACAGACTCAATGCCGCACCTCTTGCTTGGGTCCAGGATAGCATCGATGCCGCACGCCAAGGGTTAAACATCAAAAAATCTTGTGCCGTTCTTGCCAACATCTACAACCCAGGAGGTACCCCTGTTATTGGTACTTCCGGCGTTTACAACCCTACAGGAGGTGCTGGAGCCGGAAGCATCACTTCAGCGCCGAAGGTCGTAGACGGTGTAACCCTTACTGCGAAAACTCGCATCTTAGTAACGGACGCGGTGGGTAATGTCCCGCACGCGGCGGCGGGTGTTTATGAAGTGCATTCTGTCGGTACAGGTTCCACTGGCGAGTGGCAGCGCGCAAACGATTTTGACTCCCCAGATGACGTCTCCACCGGCGCTTACGTGTGGGTTGAGCAGGGGAGTACCTACGCAGATACCGCATACGTTTTGACGACGAACCCTATTGTTGGTATCGGCGGGCCGTCCGGTACTGCGTTACAGTGGATGTTGTTCGCTACGTCTGTCAGTGTGCTGGCAGGCGGCGGACTTGTAAAATCAGGCAATACTATAAACGTTAACCTAGGCACCGGAGCCGCTAGTGGCGGACTAGCAATTACCGGAGTCGCTCCTAACGACACGCTTAAGGTAAAGGCCGGCGCGCATCTAGGTTTTGATAGTAACGGGGCACTGAAGGTTAATACGAATACTTCAGGCGCGGCTATTCCATTGTTGAATGCTGTTAACACCTGGAGTGGTTCTCAGGAGATACAGGCCGGGACGGCTTGGGCGCTGAATGTGAACAACGACTCTGCCGATGCTACAACGGTCACTATCACTAACGTTACACCTAATGCGAGAGCATTAGAAGTTGAAGGCAAAACTGTACTTTATAAACAGCTAGAT